AAACAATTTCAACTTTCTTACATATAATAATGAGAAAGATGAAAAGCGTGTTCATGGACTTTTCATTTCCTACAAGTATAGGATGGAGGCTAAAGAACCCTCCACATTAGGAGACTACCTCAGTATTCCTGCTCTCAAAGAGATTCCAATGCTAGTGAGTAACGAAGAGAAAGCTCTAGACATCACTAGTTCCAACCTAGAAAGACTAAAGAAAGCAGGAGATAGAATAGCCTATCTTAAAGAGAAGATGTACTATCCTATAGAAGTGGATGATATCTTCTTGAACGAAGACACGAACATATTTGATATTGAGGCTGCTAAGCGTCAGAAGTTTAGGCTTATGCAACAGGAGAAAACAGGTATTCCTGTTGTTCTGTTCAATGACGGAGACAAGATTGCACATGAGTTTACAGACAAGCAACCCATCACCAACTTCCCTCTTAAGAACTCAGACCTGAAAGATGCTCCTGTTGTAATATATGAGTTTCCTGTAGAAAACCCTCCTTATGGACTGTATGTAGCAGGAGTGGATCCTTACAGACAGGGTAAATCAGCATATAGCTCCTCATTAGGGGCAGTTTATGTTTATAAACGAATGCATGATATTACAGGTGAGAAATATCAGGATATGTTTGTGGCAAGCTATGTAGCACGTCCTGATAAAAAGGAAACCTGGGAAGAACAGGCTAGGCTTCTTATCAAGTATTATAATGCTCGCACCCTTTGTGAAAATGATGATATATCGTTTATTGAATACATGAAATCAAAAGGAGATGCACACTATTTGGAAAAGCAACCACAGTGGCTTATGGAAGTGGTTCCAAACACCACAGTTAAACGTGAATACGGAGTACATAGATCTTCAGACAAAATCATCGATTATCTTCACAATTGCTTAAAGAAGTATTTGGAAGAGGTGATTTATAAAGAAACTGATGAACAGGGCAATGTTACAAAAGAAGTGACAGGGGTGAGTAAGATGTTTGATCCTGTTCTCTTAGAAGAAATAATACAATATAACGATCAGGGAAACTTTGACCGTATTGTAGCAGCAGAATTAGCTATAGCTCAAGCTATGAAGATGGATCCTATACTAGGAAAGGTGGGGGGATCTGGTGATTCAAGAGTGGCAGCATTGTTTTCAAAAAAATCAAAACCCAGATTGTTTACAGAATCAAGAGGTTTATTTAATACAAAGAAACATAAATTGTTCTCATAATGGCAATTATTAGGTATACAAAAGATGCAACGATACGTTATGCGTATCTAAATATATTCCCTGACCAGTTTAAAACTGAGAAGGAGAAAAGTGATGAGAGTTGGATAAAGAACACCATGGACTACTTTGCAAACAAAGCTTATGCTGAATATGTAAAGAACCGTGATACATTTGTAAGAAACTATGACCTTGTTAAGGGAATCCTCACTCCTGAAGACTTCTATCAAGAACCTGAGGTGAGAAGTTTTACAGATGTTCTTACAGCAAACTTAGAGCTTCCAAAATACGTTAAGCACTATTCAATTGTAACTTCTCCTATAAACACACTGATAGGTGAAATATCAAAACGACCTGATACATTCAGAGTGAAGGCTTTTGATGATGATAGCAAGTCTGAAGAGCTGGAATATAAGACAGGTATTCTCCAAGAGTTTATTACAAGTTCTGCTAGAAAGAAGATAATGGAGAAGCTTGCAATGGAGGGATATACAGAAGAAGAAGGAGATAATCAAGTTTCTGAAGAGCAAATAGAACAGCTCACTGCTGATAAGATAAAGGATGAATTAGATGCTTACACATCTGTTGCTGAGAAATGGGCAAACCACATCCTTACATGTCAGAAGATGGAATTCAATCTTAAAGAAAAGAGTGAAGATGCTTTTAGAGATTTGTTGATTTCTGCAAGAGAGTTCTACCATATATATGAGGACAACTCTAAACTTGGATTTAATATCGAGGTGGCCAATCCTAAGAACACATGGTTTCTCACCACTCCTGATAGAAAATATATTTCAGACACCACTGGTAGAGCACAAGGTGCTTATGCTGCTGGTACAGTGACTGTTATGGAACTTTCTGAGATAATTGAAACTTTCCCTGACATTACAAAAGAAGAGATAGACCATCTAAGATCTTCTCTTCAAGATTATGGATTGATTAATGTTCGTGAATCAAATCTAGGAAACCCTAATGTTTCTCCAGGTATTGATTCTGTAACATATGACACTTATGACCCCCTTGTTCTCCAAACAAGAATGATCGTTGAAAGTGAGATGAAGGAAAATAATGATGGCCTTAAAGATTTCCTTGGTCTCACTTCCAATGTGTCATCATTTGGATACAAATATGTTGTAGTGAGAGCTTATTGGCTTTCTAAAAAGAAAATAGGAAAGCTTATATACACAGATGAGATGGGTAATGAGCAGTCCACTCTTGTAGATGAGAATTACAAATCTGGATCTATTCCCACACAACAGTCTTTAGAATGGGGATGGATTAATCAGTGGTATCAGGGTGTGAAGATTGGTCCAGACATCTATCACATCAAACCTTTCAAGCTTCTTAACTATTGTCCTATTATAGGAACAACTTTTGAGATTAAGAATACAGAAGCTCGTTCTCTTATAGATCTTATGAAACCTTTTCAGGTGTTGTATAATGTCTGTATGAACCAGCTTTACAAGCTCCTTGAAAAGGAGGTTGGTAAGGTGTATTTAACATCTATCAGACACGTACCTATTCCTAAAGATGGTGATGCACAGGATGCATTGGATGTTTGGGAAATGGAAGCAAGAAACAGAGGGGTGGTATTTATTGATGATTCTCCAGAGAACCTCAAATCCCCATCTTCTTTCAACCAGTTTAGAGATATTGATCTTACACGTACACAAGAGATACAGTCTCGTTACCAACTTGCTATGCAATTAAAGAACGAATGTTGGGAACTAGTTGGTATATCTAGACAAAGGTTGGGATCTGTTTCAGCTTCAGAATCTGCAACAGGTACAAATGCAGCATTGCAACAGTCTTATTCTCAAACGGAACCTCTTTTCATAGCACATGAGTATGTAATGGGTCAGCTCTATCAAGCAATAATAGATGCTGCTTTATATGTAGAAAGTCAAAAACCACAATCCACGCTTTCTTATATTACATCTGAAGGAGAATCAGCATTTGTTCAAGTGAATGGATCTGATCTCAGGTTTCGTGATCTGAAAGTGTTCCCCACTAACAGACCTGAGGATAATCAAATGTTCCAGGAAATCAGACAACTTGCACAACCGCTTATGCAGAATGGAGGATCTCTATATGATGTAATTGAGCTCTATTCCACTAAGTCTGTAAGAGAAATGAAGAAAACCTTCAAAACTCTTAAAGAAAGACAAGAGCAAATGCAAGATCAGCAAATGCAACAGCAACAACAGCAAATGGAGCAACAGCAACAAATTGCTCAAGCCCAATTGCAACAAGCTCAATTGCAGCATGAACAAACTGTTGCTAATGACAACTATCAAAAACAACTTGATAGGCTTTCTAAAGAAAAGATTGCTATTATTCAAGCTACAGGGTTTGGTAATGTTGAGGCTGAAGATGTTAATGAGAATGCTATTCCTGATGTATTGGAAATGAGTAAGTTGGCAGATGCTAGATCAAAAGCTGACAAAGATTATAGTGTTAAGCTTGCTGATATAAACGCTAAAAACAAACAGGCTTCTGATAAGATGGCTCTTGAGAGAGAAAAGCTTCAAGTGGCTAGAGAGAACCAGGCTAATGATCTTGCTATAGCTAAGGAAAATGCTAAAGGCAGAAACAAAAAACCCAGTAAATAATGCTAGACAGTAACATTCTTATAAGTACAATTGAATGGATAGGAGAAAAGTGGAACAACTATCTTTCTCCAGTGTCTGTATTAAGATGTTATGAAAGCGGTGTATTATTAAGACTAGGTAAATATAAAAAGAATCTAAAGGAAGGAATGAACTTTAAACTCCCTCTAATAGATGAAATACACACTGTCATAAAAACCATAGATACATTTCCTCTAAGTCCTATAGATATTACAACAATTGATGGTAAACAAGTGAGTGTTGAACCAATTGTAATGTTTGAAATCACTGATCCAAAAAAATACCTTATTGATACAAATGAAGCTGGTGGAAATATAAGAGATGTGTCACGTGGAACTATTGCAGATTATTTGGCAGATTGTACATGGGATGAGATAAAAGAAAAGAAAACTCTAACAGCTATAAAGAACGCTATTAAGAAGGAATGTGAATCTATGGGAATTCTTGTTCACAAGGTTTATTTTGCTAGAGTGGTGACAACAAAAGTGTATACAGTGTTCAAAGAGTAAACATTTTTGGTTAGAGTAAAAAATATTAATGCTATATTATCCGCAAAAATCAACTCTAATGTGTGTTTCTTCTTTGTTATTATTTAATAGTGAATTAGCTTTACATTGAAAACCAGATAAATAAACTACATATGGCTGAAAATTTGGACACCCCATCGTTTGGGAACTTTAGTATTGAGAATACAATGGAAATGGGAGCTGGTAATGCAGAACTTTTAAATGATCTGTTAGCTCCTGAAACTTCTACAAGTAGTCCTGATGATATAAAAGATATCAAGGATGATCCTGCACCAGCACAACCTTCCAAAAAAGAATCTTCTGAAGAAAAGAAACCTACTCCTGAAAAAGAGGAGGATAAGTCTTTGGAAAAGTTTCTTCTTGCTGATACAGAAGAAGAAGAGGAAGAAGAAGAAACTGTTGTTCCAGAAAAAACTGCTAAAAGTAAAGCTCCTGAAACTGCTTCTGAAGAAGAGGTTTCTGAGCAAGAAGATGGTGAGCAAGAGGTTTCACAATTTGGTGCTCTTGCAAAAGATCTTCTTAAACTAGGTGTTTTCTCATCTGATGAAGATGATGAAGAGGAAGAAATCCAAACACCTGAACAATTCCTAGAAAGATTCCAAAAGGAAAAACAGAAAGGTGCAATTGATGTGGTGAATAACTTCCTAGGACAATTTGGAGAGGATTACAAAAGAGCATTTGATGCTATTTTTGTAAAGGGAGTGGATCCAAAAGAATATTTCGGTGCATATAATAGTATAGTGAGTTTCTCTGAAATGGATCTTTCTGAAGAATCCAATCAAGTGAGAGTGATTAAACAAGCTCTTTCAGATCAAGGATTTGATCCAGAAGATGTTGAAACAGAGGTTGAACGTCTTAAAAACTATGGTGATTTAGAAACAGTGGCTACAAAACACCACAAGGTGTTGGTTAAAAAAGAAGCTGCTAAATTACAAGATCTCGAAGAAAAGTCTCAAAGAGAATTACAACAAAGACAAGCTATCAAAGAAGAATATGTTAGTAATGTACAAGGTATTCTTCAAGAAAAGCTTAAAACAAAAGAGTTTGACGGTATTCCCATCAACCCCAAACTAGCAAACGAACTACAAGATTTCTTACTAGTGGATAGATATAGAACAGCTTCTGGCGAAACAATTACAGAATTTGATCGTTCTATCCTGGAGTTGAAGAGACCAGAAAACCATGAAAAAAAGGTGAAGGTTGGACTTCTTCTCAAGATTCTCGAAAAGGATCCCACCCTTTCTACAATTCAAAAGACAGGTATAAGTAAGAAATCCAATCAGTTATTTGGAGAAGTGGCAAGACAGGTGACAAAAGCTAAAAGTTCTACATCATCATCTTCTTCTCCCTCCAAATCCAATTCATGGTTTCTTTAATCTATAACAAAATAAAAAGGTAACAAAATGGCAATTCAAACAATCCCAGGTCTTACTGGTTTTACGTATGCTCGTGTTGCTTCTATGGATAAGCGTGCTGTAGGTAAGCTTACAGATGCCAACCACTTAGAAAGCTTCCACAGCACCGAACCTGCTGATTATGATAAGAAAATCATCAGCTTGTACACACAGTCTAGCTTATATAGCAATGACTTTTTAGACATGATTAACAAAAGCACACCTTATTACATTGATAATAATAGTGATGCTTGGAAATGGGATGTACAAGTTCCGTACAAATTCCCAAAAATCATTAATGTTCCTGACAGCACATTGAATTTACAAAAACCTGGTATCGATGGTCAAGAGTTTTCTCTTGTTCTTGATACTAATGAGTTCTCTAAGAACGCTATTGTTTCTGTAGGTTCTCGTCAATATGGTCCTCGTTTCTATGTTATTAAGGATCCTGTTCCTTATAACATGGGTTATTTGTACACTTTCACTTTGGTGAGTGATAATCCCACTGTAGATTTTGTAACTTCTACTTTCTTACAAGTGGGTATTGAACTTGAACTGGTTGATGCTGCAATCGGTGAATTCGATCAGGATTTGTTAGGCCTTCCTCGTCTTGGTGAGAAAATCACAATGTTTGAATCCCTTGGTTCTGGTTATGGTTTTGAACACAAAATCACAGAATGGGCTGATGACAAAATGATGCGTGATGCCTCAGGTAAACCCTTGGACATCCTTGTATATGCTCCCCAGCGTAGGAATCAACTTCCCCTTACACGCAATGATGTTAAATGGGAACCGTTTATTGAGTTCTGGATGCGTAAGTCTATGCTTGAGTTGAAAGTTAAGCGTATGATTTGGAGCAAACCTGGCACTGTTAAAACAAATGGTTCTAAGCAAGAATTGAAGCGTACTTCTGCTGGTGTATATCACAGAATGCGTAACAATGGTAACTTGGTACAATACAACCGTGGTGAATTCTCTGCTAACTTGATTCGTTCTGTATTTGGTGATCTGTTCTACCGCAGGGTGGATGTTAAAGATCGTAGAGTGAAAATGTACACTAACGAAGCTGGTTTTGATGTATTCCAACAAGCTCTGAAAGCTGACGCTTTGAACAGTGGTCTTACTTTCATGGCTGATAGCGGAAATCGTTACTTACAAGGAGAAGGTCAACACATCACTTATAACTTTGCTTTCGATGCAATGGTTACTCGTGAAACTGGTCGTGTTGAACTGATTCACTTGAAAGAACTTGATCTTCCTCAGAGCAACCTAGAATTTGGTCAGAATAAGAAGTCTACTCCTGTATTCATGGTGTTTGACGTATCTCCTATGTCTGATGGTTCTTTGGTTAACAACATTCGTGAGGTTCGTATGAAGGGTGCTCCTTCTATGACTTGGGGATATATTGATGGAACTCGTCACCACTTAGGTTTTGCTAAGTCTCAAGGTATGAGCTCTGCTAATAAGTTCCCTGGATATGAAATCTGGATGAAAGATCGTTGCGATGTATTCATTGAAGATCTGTCTCGTACAGTTCTGATTGAAGAAATCCCACAATTCTAATGACCGTACTAGGGTTGCTTCCCGTAAGATCAGCTCTCTAGTCTTCATAACCTACCGAGAAAAGAATGCCCCTCACTTCAGTGTGAGGGGGCTTTTCTCAAAACTACAGAGGTGAGTGTTGGGGTGTCCCCAGCAGCCAAGGTCTTCGGTGATCAATCCTCTGCAAAATTAAAACCACAAAAACTACAAGTATGGGCAAGATTGGAAAAATTTCCACTATTAAGAAAGAGTATAACAACTCTCAACTTCAGACAATGCAAGGTGGTCTTTCTACTAGAGGACTAACAAGAATTCCTGGTACAGGTGTTTTTAAATATCCTTACAAGGAACTTGATGGAACCTATAGAACAGGACTTGATCCAAATGCATCTTATATCCGTAGAATTTCTGATCCTACAGAAAGAGAATTAGAGACTGAGCGTGTAACAGCTCTTAGAGAAAAACTTGAGAATGCTCTTGGAGGTCTTGATCTTGGTCCTCGTTCTAAATTCTGGAACTATGGACTTTCCACCTCTACAGAAGACACATTGCATGTGCAAGCTGTAAAACTGTTAGATGGAGACAATTTCTTTGATCTCAATGTTCCTCTCCAAGAATTAGCTTTTGCTTGGTTGCGTGTTCATCCAACAATTGCTTCTAGTTATCAAGCTTGGGAGCGTGGTGAATTTGCTGCTGACACACAATTTTATGTTGTGGATGATGAGATTGAGAATGCAGTGGTGTTCAAAAAGAAACAACTCATCAATAAAGCAATTGTTAAGTTTGACAGTATGACTCCTGAGAAGAAGAGAAAAGTGGCTAGATTGTTAGGACTTCCTGTAACAGATGATACAAAAGAAGAAGTGGTGTACAACTTAGTAGATAATGTTTTAAAGCAAACTGAATTTAAGAACGGAAAGTACCAAGGACTCAATCCTGTAGAAGTTTTCACTAGGTTTGCTGACATGAAGGACAACTTGCTCCATATTAAAGATTTAGTTAAACAAGCTCTTACACATTCTATATACAGACTTAAGCCTAATGGTAAGGTGTATGAAGGAGAGTTTGAAGTGGCAAAAGATGAAGATGATCTGGTGAAGTTCTTAGCGGATGATGATAATCAAGATGAACTGATCACCCTTGAACAAAAATTAAAAACTAAGAAACTCGCATCTGTATGATACCTGTAGATAGTTTATTATATAAGATTGACCAAAGACTAAATAAACTATCTACTAATGATCATCAACAGATACAATTAGAAGATAAGATTTTAGCTTTGAACGAAGCTCAAATCAAGCTTATAAAGCAGAAGGTTGATGGTTTTAGCACAGTGAGTGGTCTTGGATTTGACTCTTTTAAGAAGCGTTATGAGGATCTTCAATCACTGGTTGTTACATATGATAAAGGTGTTTTACCTTTAACAGAAGCAGATCCTTTGATACATCGATGGGAAGCTAATATACACACACTTGTTCCTAAGTATATGTTTTATGTTGATTCATATATATTAGCAGACAAGGGAAAATGTAAGAATAGGCAGATTTGGATTAATAGGGATCTTGCTAAACATGGTGATTTACAATTCATTTTAAATAATACACATTATAAGCCTTCTTTTGAATATCAGGAAACATTCAACTGGCTTTCTTCTGATGCAATAAGTGTGTTTACAGATGGAACATTTACACCAAGTAACATATATGTAATGTACATGCGTTACCCAGTGTATATAGATAAAGAGGGATATATCAAGTTTGATGGTACACCCTCTACAGATGTAGATTGTGAATTAGAGACATATTTAGAGGATGAGCTTTTAGATTTAACAGTTCAAAATCTTGCAATGTACACAGAGAATCAGATGGCTGTACAAAGTTCACAAATAAGAATTCAAACAAACGAATAGTTTTTTCACAATTTAAATATAAACAAAATGGCTGATTTTTCATTAACTACCCTCTTCGTAGTTCCAGTAGGTCAAACATCGTTCCCTAGCTCTGGTTCTACGCAAGACCTTACAGCTGGCCAAGTTGGTATTTTCTCCAACAATTACGCAGCTACACTCACTCCTGGTTCATTTCCTTATTTCTACGTTGCTCAAGGTAGAACAAACACTTATTTGCAAGGCTCTAAGCGTTCAGACAAAATTGCTGGATGTGTTCAGGGTGGTGCTTGTAAGTCTAATGTCACTGAGTGGTACAAGGTGAAAGGATGTGCTACAGCAACTAATCAAATCACTGACATTACAGATTTTAATGTAAAATGTGGTGATATTGTAACTTTGACTGTTCGTGCACACTCTTCTTACATTGACACTCTTTATTTCAATGGTTTGACACGTTCTGTAACTGTTCAAGCTCCTTGTTGCGATTGTGGTGGAGATCCTTGTGAAACTGTTGATGTTGATGCTTTGATTGATCAATTCATCACTAAATTAGAAGCTACAGCTCCTGATTTCTTAGGTGGTGATACAACTGGTAGCAATCCTGACAACATCAGCTTAAGCACTTTCTTCACTTTTGAAAATGTTGGTGGAACTATTCTTCGTATTGAAGGTAAGCCTCTGACTAAATATGGTCAACCTTGTGATGTTGCAGCGTTCCCTTATGAATATGACAGACTGTGGTTCCGCACATTCATCTATTCTGGTCCTGCTACCACTGCTGACTTTATTGTTGCTGACAACTGTAACATTGTAGCTACTTCTACAATCACTCAAACTTCTAACTATCCTACAGGTACTTCTGATGAAATTACACAACTTGAGAAGAACTACTATTCTTACCAAGCTGGTTATCTGAAGCATTTGTACAGAATGGTGGGATATAATGGAAACTTCGAGAGCTGGGTGAGTGCTGGTACAACTTATGATACATATTACATCAAGTTCAATGCCTACGATAAATCTGGTTATCAATGGGGTGATTATATTGAGCAAGATGCAATGGTGATCATTGCTGTTGCTGAAGGTACTGCTTCAACAAATCTTTACAATGCATTAGAAGATGCTCTTGGAGAGATTGAGTTTGACAACACTTGTATCACTACAACTACTTCTTCTACCACTGTTCCAGCGTAATAGATAGAAGAAAATAAGATCATATAAACCTGTGCCAGAGGGTCAGAGAGGATTACATCTCAAAGTCCTCTGGCACAATTTTTTAAATAACATGGCAGATTTAAAATTAGATATAGCGGTGATTCCTACCTACAGTTCTAAAACTTTAGGAATTGCTGACACTTCTACATATCCCTCTCCTTCATCTATTTCTGCTCCTTCAATTGAATTTAATGTTCCTTCCTTTGGAAAGGTGGTGTTACCATTTAACCCAAACAGTTTTAATTTGTTTAATTCTACATCTTTAGGAATTACACAAGTGGGTGATACAGAACTTCCTCTTCCAGATGGTGTATATTATATTAAATATACAATATCTCCTGCATACAAGAATTTTGTTGAAAAAACAATCATGCGTGTTGATGCTCTTCAAGAGAAGTTTGACAATGCATTTATGAAACTTGATATGATGGAATGTGATAGGGCTATTAAGACACAACAGAAGGTACAATTAAACAGCATCTATTTCTTTATACAAGGAGCAATAGCTGCTGCAAACAATTGTGCTGTAGATGAATCTAATAAGTTGTATAGACAAGCTAACAAAATGTTAGACAACTTTATTAAGAATGGATGTCAGTGTTCTGGCACAAACTATGTAACCAACTTTTACTAATATGGCTAAGTGTACAAAATGTGGAGCTAATTTTGGCTGTGGATGTCAATTAATTAATGGACTGTGTGCAGCTTGTAATGCAGCTCAACAAGGAACAAAACGATTTAAAAATGCTATCACCAAGGCTTATAAACTGTGTAGATTGTTCTGACATTTGTGTTGTAATCTCAGAAATAGATTGCAGGATAGCACAAATGGCAAAAGATCTGTATAACAACACCATCTATTCTCTCAACAAGAACATAGATGGAAATGCTATAAACGATCTTTTAAACTACAAAAGAATTCTGCAATACAGAATTTGTAATATAGAATATGGTGGTAGAAACTTTTCAGATGAACAAATCATCAGTAGGATTAAATTATTAATACGTAAATAAAATACAAAAATGAGTTGCTCAAATTGCTATAATGGGTGTCCTCAGATAATTTCTGATCAATGCGTTAGATATACAGGAATAGACATTCCTGCTCTTAGTATAAAGAATGGAGATAGTCTTTCTTATGTAGAGGGGCAAATTATTACGTTTCTCACTTCTGCATTAGATGGAACAGGTATTAAACCTGAAATAGATAAATCTATAATTTGTAATATAGTTAAGAAATATCTTCCTACATGTGGAGATTTGACAGTGGTGGATTTTATAAAAGCTCTTATAAAAGCAGTTTGTGAACTAAAGCCTCTTGTTGATGAAAATACAACAGACATCACCACTATAAACAACTTTATAGATGAGTTGGAAGCAGCTTATGATGTAGATTGTTTGAATGATATTGATGAAAATGCAGTAACTCCCACCTCTGGAACACATGATGTTCTACAAGCTGTAATTGACAGACTCTGTGCATTTATTACAGATGTAGGGTTTACATATGTTAAGATTGAAAATTTAGAGGAGCTTGTTCAAGATTATTTAGATACTCTTCCATCTGCTACAAAGTATTATACAAGAATGGTTCCATACACTGTTGTTCCATATTATGGACCAATTACAGGTTTTAGTGGTACAGGTATTGGATCAGGTGTTTGGGAAAAAATTTACTTGTGTAATGGTCAAAATGGAACACCAGACATGCGTGGTAGAATGCCTATTGGTGCTACTACAACACCTGGCACTCTACCTATGGACATTAATGTTGATCCTGGGGGATTCAATCCAGCATATTCTTTAAATACAAAAGTTGGAGCTAATAGCATCACCTTAACTGAAGGACAGATGCCTGAGCACACTCATATTGCTACTTCCACTGTAATTGAACCTAATAGTGGACAAGGGCATAGACATGATTTTGTTGGAGTGGATACTGTAAATACAGCTGGAGGAAGCACAAGTACTAGGAGATGTGGTGATTTTACAAAACAAACAGCGTATGCAACAACAGGAATAACTGTAGATACAGAAAACGATCCAACAGGAAATAATGAAGCACACTCTAACGTACAGCCTGGTATTGGATTATACTACATTATGTACATTCCATAACATTTTAAATTAATATAAATGTCTTGTTATCCTAATAATTCCTGCAATAGAAACGTTCTAAAAAGCTGTAGCAACACAGATGTTGTTGTCTATACAGGAGAAAATCTTACATGCACTGGTATAGAATATGGAGATAGTCTGTCTGTGGTTCTTCAGAAGCTAGATGAGAAGTATTGTGAAATCCTTAGCATTATAGAAAACTGTGGTCAAATTACTACAACCACTTCTACAACAACATCATCTTCTGGTTGTCAAAGTGCTTTTGTAGAACTATTAAACAACAATCCCTATCCAACCACTAGTACAACATCTTCCACCACTACAGTGAAATGTGAGGATGATACAAATCCTATTGAGAACATCCTATTTGGAAATTCTTGTAATTAATAAAAAGTCTTAAAATAAGAAATATGTTAGAGAATATACTTAATGTATTAAATGAAGGAAAAGTTTCTCCGTTGTGTGACACATGTTGTCCTTGTGGAAACTTTTATTATTTTGGGGGAGGAGACAGATTTTTTGTTCTCTTAGAAGCTCTTCAGTGGATACAATATAGTGAGGCATGTGATGATCCAAACGGTTGGTTTACAGAGTGTTGTACAGAAAATTGTTTTAATGAGCTGGTGGAATATTTAGGACCAGAGTCAGAAACTGAACTTTTAGAAATAGGTATTTTTGAATATTCATCTTTAGGAAGTAAATCAACACTTTGTTCTTTATATGAATATATTGTTCAAAATAACATTCCTAAAGCAGATGCTTTAGATTTTGTAAAAGAGATATTAAACACAGGAATTGTTTTTGCTTGTGATTTAGAAAAAGATGTTCAGATTATAGTTTCTGTTGAAGAATTTTTAAATTATTCTAGTAGTGGATATTTTTCATTTATTTGCACTGGAGAACAACAAGATCCTTGTCAATGTTATCCACAAGGATGTTGTTTAACAGTAAATTCTAATTTACTAAAATACTTACAATTCCAAGAATTTTTAAATCCTCCACTACCACCACTTTAACATTACTCATATGGCAAGTTCATCAACTAATTTAATTGATACTCTTAATGCAATTTTAGACAATGGACAAGTTTCCAATTTGTGTACAGATTGTTGTCCTTGTTCAAATGTTTATTTTTTTGGTAGTGTTCAGATTTGTTTAGACTTTTTACAAGGAACTAATTGGATAGCTTACAGCAATGCTTGTAATAATAATGTTGGATATGCTTGGTATACAAACTGTTGTACAGATTCATGTTTTGAAAAACTTTCTGAATACTTAGGACCAGAAGGCACTGATTCAATTTTACAACAAGGAGTTGTTGAATATTCTTTATTAGGAAATAAATCAATGCTTTGTATTCTTTATGATTATATTATAGAAAATAATGTTTCTCCAGAAGATGCTCTAGAAATTGTAAATACAATATTAGATAAGGGTGTAGCATTTGTTTGTAAAAAAGATGATAATTTAGAAGATGGTGATCATGGTGCTCAGGTTTTAGGATCTATTGAGGTAGTAAAATCATATGCTGGAACAGTTGATCTTTTTTGTAGTCCTATTCAACCAGGAGATGATCCAGATTGTGAAGATTGTCTTCCTTCTGAAGTATGTTGTTTGACAATAAATTCATCTACTGAAACATATGGTATGTGGGCTGAGGCAGTTGGTCTCACTGCTTCTGGACCAGTGCCACCATAGGAATTGAATAATTTAAAACAATAAATATAAGCAATGTCTTGTTCAGATAGAATAGTTCGTGTAACATATCCAAAGAACTGCTCTCCAGAAGTTGATGATTCTCAACAGCTTCTGTATAACGGTCCTGCTTTGTCATGCATTGATGTGCAAACAAACCAAACATTAAATGATGCTATTAAAGAAATAGACCAATTAATCTGTCAGACATTAAACAATCTAACCACCTCTACAAGTTCTACAACCACTAGCACAACCACTTGTTATACAAAAGAATGTTTCTTCTCATTAGGTGGTGGTGCATTTGAAATACTTCCCCCACCTCCTCCAAAAGGTTGTGAATTTGGTCCTATTGAGTTTGAAATTGTTTGTGAGTTTTTATGTTTTACGATACTTATAGAAGCTGGACCTCAAGTGTTAACAATGCCTGAAGGTGGTACAGGAACATATAACGGAAGACCTTATTATTTACTATTACCAAATTATGCATCAAATGCAAGTGCTATATATTGGACTGGAACACAATGGGCAATAACACCTAAATGGAATACAGATAAAGCACCAGATTATATTTTACCTTTTGATATTCCATATCCAATATCTATAGGAACAGATTGGATAATGGCACCAGGTGGTGTTGAGGCTGTAGGTGTATTTTCAATTACAGAAGGTAGTTGTTCCACAACAACCTCCACCACTTCTACACCAGTTTCATGTAATTGTGAATATCATCTTCCATTACCTATTGATAACAATAGTATTTCTTGGGAAGGTATTACAATTACAGGAAATGGTGTAAATCTTACTACATTACTTTTTAACTCTGGTAGTTTACCTTGGTGTCCTGAAATTGCTTATAATAGTGAAACAGTGTTTTCTGCAGGAACAGCTGGGTTAAATACAAATGGAGGAACATATGTAATGACATTTAGTTCTCCTATAACAGAGTTTACATTTAGATGTTTGAATTTAAGTGTTGGTATAGGAGGATATTTGGAAAATTATACAGTGACAACTAATACTAGTAATCCTCAATTGATTGGATGTAATCTTTGTAAAGTGACAATTGAAGGAAATGTATTTAGAACAGAAACTCCACCTTCACCTCTTCCTGTAGAAGGTTGGGAAGGATCAGCTATTATAAAGGTAAAAAGTATTGTACCATTTACAAGTTGTACAATAGATGGTTCTATTAATGTTGGAAAAGCAACAGCAGGAACATTTTTAGATATTTGTTCAACAACTCCTCCTCCTCCTGGTACATCTACCACCACCACCACATCCTCTACAACACAAGCACCTATTCCTGGTGTGTATACAATATTCACCCACTTTGATACTTTTTAAGAATAAATTATGAATAGCAATATACAAGATATAAAAAGTATAATAGAATCTCTAAGTTTATCCCATCCAAACATAACAAGTGTTGGATATGGATATAAGATGGTGGGAGGACAACAAACTAATGAACTTGCTATTGTGTATTCTGTAAAAGAAAAAAAGCCTCTATCTGAACTATCTCCAGAAGAAGCAATTCCTTCTATACTTGGGTTGAATGGTGCTTCTATAAAAACAGATGTTGTTGTAACTGAAAATGTTGAACTTCTTGCATGTAATGTTGGGTGTGCTGATGGTTCCAATTCTGGTCCAAACAGAGCATTAACAAGACCTCTTCAGGGAGGACTTTCAATTACATCAAAAAATAATATTTCTTCTGTTGGCACTATGGGATTTATAGCTGTAGATGTGGCTACACAAGCTCTTGTTGGTGTTACGAACAATCACGTTACAATAAAAGATGCTTTTTACACTTCTCAAAGAAATTTATTAGGTGTATTGCAAAATGACTATACACCAATAAATGAGATATATCAAGATGGAGAATCTCCAACAATACCTCCACCTGATCATTTGATTGGACAAAGTGTAAGATATGTTCCCATTTTACCTATTGGTACAGGTACAAATTATGTTGATGCTGCCATGTTTTCTCTTAAACAAGATGACATTAGTCTTACAACATCTTTCAAACAAATAGGTGAATCTTATAATCAACCTTTACCATTTGCAACAACATTAGAATTAGATAACTTATTGATAACCAATCCAATGTTGTATTCTTCAGGAAGAACAACAGGTCCCAAAGGTGGTGCATCATGTCCTTTAAGAGTTAAACAAATTGCTGTATCAACAATTCCTACATTTAACCTTCAAGGAGTGCAAGTGAGTACACTTTTTGCTGATACGATTCAATTTGTAAAACCTGAAAATGATCCTGACACATCACTTGTTTGTATTAATCCAATTCGTCCAGGTGATTCAGGATCTGCACTAATAGCTGATTTTGGTGGTGTTAGAAAAATTGTTGGAATTGTTTTTGCAGCTGGTAGTGTTGGTAATAATGTTGTATTTGGATATGCTTGTAGAATAGACAGGGTGGCACAGGAACTAGGTATTCAAGCATGGGATGGAACAGCAAAAAATTATATAGATCCTAGCACAATTGAGTATATTACAACGTTTAATGGAAGTGGTTCTAAAACCATTACATGTAACACTAAAACATATTGGCAAGCAGGTTTAACAAACTTAAACAATCCTTGTATATAATATAAAAGAATAGCAATGCAGGTATATTTAAACATGACAAATTTGCCAGTGGGGTCATCAATAGGACCAACATTAACTCTCGCCCCTATACCTGCTGGACCAATATCACCAAGTTCCATTTCTGTAAATGATTTATTAGCTGGTATATATGTAGATGTAAATCATGATACGACAAGAATAAGAGTGAGGTCAACTGGTGAATGTACAAATTATGTAGATGTTTTTCTACCTCTTCTTCCATGTACAACCACCACTACAACTACCACTCAACCTGTTCCTGTTTTTCCTGAATTTATGTGTATGGTTGTTTATGGTGAAGGTGGGTTTGGGTCATCACTTATTGGTGGAAGATTTTCATTTCAAGCTGGTCAAACTATTGTAAATGATGAAATTGTATATATTTTTAATGATATTACCAATCCAGGTACAGATGTTATTGTTTCTTGGAATTCTACACTTTTAAGATGGGAAATATTTAGTGAACAATTTGATAACATACAGCTTTATTCAAACTCATTATCTGTAACAGGTGTTTTAGGTATTGAATGGATACCTCCATTTGGTGGTTCATCTGACCTTGCATCTGGAAGATGGTTTGCTTTTATTTCTGAAGGATCCTGTTGTAATTGTGTATCTTTTACATATGGTGAAACCAGAACACAAGATTATTCAGGAACATATTTAGATTGTAATGGTGATGAACAACAATGGTCAATTCTTCAAACAGATCCAGAATCTAATGTAACTGTTTGTACATCAGATTACGAATCATTAATTTGTAACAATCCACCTTGTACAGGACAGACTACTGCATTATCGCTTACACCTTGTTCTGAAACACTTGGAGAATTTATATGTAATTCATATTGTGCAGTGTTTGTTTCAGAAAGTGGAACAAATTATGTACCTTTAACTTTTGGTGGAAGTATTCCTTATGGAACCTCTGGTTTATTCTCTGTTCCTTATTGGACACTTACCTCTCCCATCACTTCAACTCCATTGTATTTTTATAGAATAGATGCTTTTTTTTCTAGATATGTCATTTCTGAAAATTTAGATTCAGATATAAATACAGCTCAAATTTATGCATTTATAGGAAATTATAGTTCATTATTTCCATCGGATAGTTTTCCTATAGGTATTGGTTTACCACCAAATCTTTTTGTTAATAGTTTTCAATATGAAGGAGATGGTCTTGTTGCAATAAGGCCAACTTGTGATTATCCTCCAACTTGTATATGTGCATCGTTTACAACAACATCAACAAGTTTTCCATTTAGTGCAGAAATCTCTTACACAAATTGTGAAAATGAAGTTGTTACAGAAACAGTTTCATTTGATCAACCTTTATATATAGTTAAAAGGTGTGTAAAAATAGGAACAACTCCAAGTATAAATAGTTCTGAGGTTACTTATTATTTTTCAAATATCTGTGAAGATATTATCTTTAATCCTTCTAATAATCCATGTACTGATTTAGCACCAATTCCTTAATAATAGCAATAAAATGTTTGTACAAGTAATATTAAACCCCCCTGTAGGACCAAGTATGGGTCCAAACTTTTTCATAACAGCGGATGTTGGAACAGTGGATCCTGGTGTTGCAACATTGCAAGAACTATTAGATGGGATTATTGTAGAGGTGGATGATGAGGCTCAGTTTATAATAGTAACATCTGAAGAACCTTGTGGTAACAGTATAAGGTATAAAATTCAACCTCTACAAACAACCACCACTACTTCTAGTAGCAGTACATCCACCACAACTTCTACTAGTACCAGCACTTCTACATCAACCTCTACATCAACTTCTACAAGCACTAGTACCTCCACTAGTACCAGTACAAGCACTTCTACATCTACATCCACTTCCACATCCACTAGTACAACAACATCAACAAGCACATCCACTTCTACAACAACTAGCACCACTACAGCCGCTCCAGTAAACATTCAACCTTTGTATGAACTTATTGATGGAGAATTTGTTGCATATGCTACATCTGGTGTAAATTTAACTGAAACTGTTACAGTGAGAATTGATCGTTCAAATGTTTCTATGTACAATAATGTACCTTGTAATGTTTCTACACAAATTGATCCTGCTGTAGTGAATGGTTGTTTGGCTTCTATTGTAGATTGTACAATACTTAGTGGATCATTGTCTTCACCAACATTAAACCAATGTATTAATACATTTGGAGCGGTTGCTTATATAATTGATTCTATAACAATTCAATGGTCAAATCTGAGCACTCAATTGGTGACAACTAATAACCAAATTGTAACATCACCTGTAACAGGACTTGACTATCAAATTACAAATCTCGACACTTGTGCATCTTTCTAAAATCAAACAATTA